AATACTTGTGCTGAACCTACTTTGTTTCCATCTAAGTAAACATTTCCTCCTGCTGTTACTGCTGCGATTAATCTATCAAGCTTGGCTTCTAATGCTTTTGTGTCCATAGTAGGGGTATTCCCGCCCATAGACAAATTAGGGGAAACCGCTAAATTATCTCCAGTTGCTGTAATGGCTGTACGTCCATATGAATCTGTAATTTCAAAAGGACCATTTTTAGAAGTAGCAACACCGTCTTGAACTTTTTGCTTTTTATTCTTACTAATCAAGCTCATCATTCCTGCAACAGCTGTAATTGCTAAAGGAATTCCAATTCCAAATGGTATTTGAGAAAAAGCCGTAAATATTCCACCAATAGCAGAAACAATTAATGGGGATACTAGCGCTCCGACTGCTGCTGCTAAGGCTATTGCTGGACCTTCTCCTTTTTTAACACCTTCCACCATATAGTCTACAAGGTCTCCAATTAGCCTAAAGCCTTCTATAAGAGGAGTTAAAACAAACATTGCAGCTTTGAGTCCGTCTATTAATATATCCACTACAGGCATAAAAGCTTCTAATAAGGGAGAAAATGATTGTAAGAAATTACTAGTTAACTTCCCAATTTTTTCTTGGATATCCATTTGTTTGGATTGCTCTAAAGTCACTCCTCTTGCAGCTGCTCTCTGTTCATCGGTCATATCAGCTAAAGCTTCTTCTGTGAGTACCATCTTACCAAGCTCCTCTCTAGACATTCCTAAAGCTTCCGCTAGAGCCTGTTGCTGTATACGATTCATCTTAGCGAATTCTGCAGCCGAGGCTCCGTTCTTAGCTAGCTCTTCTGCTACTCCTTCTAAATCATTATTAAGTGCAAGCTCTCTTGCTTTTGCAAGATTAATATTTTTACCGGTCAAAAGCTGTGCTTCTAATTCTGCACTGATAGACGATTCAAAATCCATCAATCCGTCGGCAATTTGATTAACTTTAGCTAAGTCCATACCTAACTTTCTAGCAGCAGAAGCAGCTTTACCAAGTTCTTCTGTGTTACCTCCGGCTGAAGCAACAATATCTTTAGATGCAGATAATACATCGTCATATACCATTTTTTGAGATACTCCAGCATCTACATTATCGTAAATAGCATTTCCTAACTGATCGGCTGATTCCCCGGTTAGTTTCATCATTAGTCCTAAATTCCCTGCTTGTTCGGCAGAAATGCCTAATAAATTTTTAGCATCCGATAACTGTCCTATTTGATCCGGTGAGAATATTGTTGCTGCATTTAACCCGGTCTGCTTTGTAAGTTCTGTTGCTGTTTTTAAAAGATCTACTAGATTTGAACTTTCTGTTACTGTGCCTGCAAGTGTAGATGTGCTTTGACCTGTTACTCTGGTAAATTCTACTCCTGCTTTATTTACATCTAAAAATGCTGTAAGGATTCCGGTTGCAATAGTAAAAGGATCAAATAACGCTTGGCCAAATCCTTGCCCTAATTTACGCATTCCCGCAAGCATGATAGCGGTCTTTGAATGGTTTTCTAGAGTCTTTTTAGTTATGTTCCCGTTCTCATCAGCTATCTCTACTAAACGAGTAGACTCTTCCGCCATCCTTTGCATCTCTTCTTGGGAATCCTTCATAGCATCGTTAAAGATACCAGACCTCATTCCAAGTCTTTCCATAAGAGCTCCAGTACCTTTTACTAACGCACCAGATACTCCCATTCTTTCATTTATTTCCTTCTGGATTTCTGCTTCATTTTCTCTTTGGCCGATGATAGTTTTAGTAGCATCTTCCATTCCGTACGCAAGAGCAAGTCTTTGAGTTTCAGCATCTGCAGTTCTAAGAATTCCTCTAAGTATACCTTCTTGAGTATTTAACCTTCTTAGTAGAGTATCAGCTTCTTCTCCTGATGCTTGTAAAAGATCGTCTTGTATCTTCTGTATACTAGATTGAGTTTGAAAAATTGCTCTGGCTCGATCTTTCTGAGTATTGTTTGTGGTTTTTTCTAATGTTCTTTTTTCATTTAAAACCTTAAGGAGAAGTTTTTGATCTTTAATAATCTGCCTACCTATACTTCCTTGATTCCCAAGTTCTATAGTATTTTCGGCAGCAGATCTTTGTACCTGTCTGGCAAGGTTTAGCTGAGCCTTTTCAGTCTCGTTTAAACGGGAGCGTATACCTAACTGGTCTTTTAGTTCCTCGGTCAAAGTTCTTGCTAAAGAAGTTACTTGCTCGGTACGTTGTACGTCCTGCTGACTATATGGATTTCCAGTATTGTTATCTCCGATGGCCATTTATAAAATGAGTTTATTATAAATAGTTAAGGCCCGCATTATTTACGAGCCTTAGTACTATAAGTAGGTTTTTTGATGGTATTAGATTTAGTTAATGTATTCTTACTATTAGCTTTTTCATAAGATTCTTTTTCTTTTTCATAAAACTCTTGCAATTTCTTAAATGTAAAGTTTCTGAGCCAGATTGGCATACCGTACACTGTATCATAATCATACCCTCCTTTCCCATGAAAAACTATTTCATGAATCTGAGAGAATAGGTTTGCTCTATAAGTTGGCGTCAGGCCAAAGAAAGTTAACCCCAATCGGAATAATGACCCCTCCTTCTGGTCCGTTTTCTGGGTAGAAAGTCATATCTACATCGGGCTGAAAGTCCCTAAGGTAGTTTCTAAACGCTCTTGAGTCTCTTGCTAGGAACTCATTATCTACAAAAGATCTAACATTTTTTTTGTCACTATCTCCATCTACAGCAATAATCATATGCTTAAGTCTGGTGGATAGTTCAGCAGAAGAATCTTTATTTATTCTTTTTAAACCTTTTACTTCCTGGTCAACTAACAATTCATCTCCATGAGTTAGAAGTTTAAAGGTTATAATTCTACCAGTGGTAGGTAGGGTGAAGTTAAAAGCATTTTCAGTAGCTTTTTCTACATCTGGATGAAGTGGTTTGTTATCTAGTGTTGAAAGATCAATATTGTGTTTTTCTCCTAAATAGTTAAATTCATAATCTTTACCATATCCTAAAATACGGGCGGCTATAAGTATAGCATTTTTATCCCCCGTAATAAGTTGATTATAATCAACAGCTTTATCAACAATTAAGGCCTGTAAAAGCTTATCAATCACTACACCTTTCTCAATGTAGTTTTGATTGGTAAGAATGTCTTCTTCTCTTGCTGTCATGTACTTCATTTCAATAGTACCACTTGATAAGGAAGAATCCGGTGGGTAAAATTTCCCTTTTGAAGGTAGATCAATTACTTCACTAGGGAACTTAGATGTTTTTTCCATAAATTTTATTAATTAAAACTAGTTCTAGATATAAATATACGAAAAATATATTTGTAAAACAACAAAAGCCCGGAAAAACCGGGCCTTTATTAATATTTTGGCTAATATTAGTAATTCAATACGCAGTAATCCATTGCTACTGTAATACTTAATTCTACTGCTTCTGGAGATGACCAATCAAATGCACCTTGATTCATAGTCTTGATATAAGCTCCTTTGATAATCCACTCAGAAACGATATCTCCTACAGGACCTAGAACGTTAAGAGTTAAATCTTTTTTGTAGAAGTCAGAGTATCCAGCACGACCGGTTACTGATTCGTAAGATAGACGAGCCCACTCCATTACTGCTTGAGCGCCAGAAGGTGTGATTGGATCATACAGAGTAAGATCCATATCATTCCACACTCTCTTTCCTCTGATCTTACGATAAGAGTTGATGTGGTGAAGAATTACCTCTCCATCATCAAAAGAAGGAGCGGCTACTGTCTTTACCATGAATGATGGAATGTTGTCCATATACATGATAAATCTATTCTGTACCTTCGGTTCGAAGGCTCTAAACATTATTTCGTTTGAGTCTAATACTGCCATGTTATTTATTCTTTATTATAAATATCTTTATTTAAAATTATCCTTCAAATGTAGCACCTGTTGGCTCAATTGTAAAGTCAAGTACGATAAATTCGGCAGTTTTAGCTGGCTGAATAAAGATCTGACCGATCAATTGATTTCTATCTACTACGTCTGCAGTGTTGTTTGTATCGTCCATTACTACTCTGTAGGCGTAAAGACCTTGTCTCTGTACTACTGATTCTAGGTAAGGATTAACTGTGGCTAGGAATCTGTTACGGGTTGTAATAGTGTTTTGTTCGAATACTAATGTCTTAGCTTGATCTCCGATAAACTTCTTCAACTCGATTAACAATCTTCTTACATTTACACGATCAAGAGCTGATGCTTTAGTCTGAAGAGTCTTCTGACCAAATACTGAAATACCTTGACCTGGGAATGAAGCGATTGGGTTAACTTTGTTTGAGTAAAGAGTATCTCTTTGAGTTCTAGTCAATCTACGCTCGGCTTGAATTACTCCTGTAATACCTCCTCTTACAAGTCCGGCTGGTGCAAACCAAGGTGCTGAACTGTTGTCGGTAAAGGCATATACACCTGGAATAACTACTGAAGCAGGAACCCATTCGTTCTTACCAGTAGCTGATTGCATTTGCAACCAAGGCCAGTATGCAGCAGCGTATGAGCTGTTTAAGTTAGCTGATTGAGCTACAGCTCCTCCTACTGTGTCATTATATTCTACTAAATCTACTACTGCGATACAATCTCCTCTTGTTTCGGCTAGAGAGATGATGCTGTCAATTTGAGTACCGTGGTTAGTTAGTTCGTAAACTAAACCAGGAGCAGAAATAATGTTAAATACATAATCATCTGTATTTTCAAGTACAGAGATAATATCTGCGTAATCTGCTGAAGGATCTAATCCTTGAGTATTTGTTCCGTTAATATTCCCGAAGAAATTAGCTCCGGCAGCAACTGCTCCGACTGCACCTTGGAATGAACCTGAACTAGCAACTGGAAGAGATCCAGAATAAGAAATACTATCAGCATCGGTGTTTACAGTTATACCATCTGTTCCAAGATAATTGAGTGTTTGTAGGTTTACGGCAGATACTCTAATATAGTTAGAACGATTAACATACTCCCCAAGAGTACGGATATATTTAGATCCATCCCCATCTGTAGTTAGTTGTTGGTATTGAGTACCGATTACTTTCTCTATATAATTGCCAGAGTTAGGATCTAATGAGAGATTGTTAAATGTTTCAAGAACAATTTTATTTTTAAGATTATCATCTCCTTGACGAACACTTAACGTAAATGTACCTTGAGCATTATTTATGTTACTAATCTCCCATCTTAGATTATCGGTAGAACCAGAAACTAGTGAACTATCGCTGTTTTGCTCTATAGCTTCATCTAATCCAACAGAATTATTATAGATAACTCCTTTGCCTAAAGTCTGTAAAGCGAAAGGAGCTGTGGGAACTGCAGATCCTGTAATTTTAGTAGATGTAGCTCTAGTCCATGTACTAGAATCGTCGACTACTCTGTTTACCAATACCGAGTTACCACCTTGTTGAAAATAATTTTTTACTGCAAGAGAGGTCAAGAATTCATAAGAAGAAGATCCTGATTCAAAAGTTACTCCAAATTTTCTTACATAATCATTATAAGAAGTAACTAGAGTAGGAATTTCTACCGGCCCTTTAACCGTTGGTCCGATAATAGCTCCGCCTGCTTCTACTGGGGCTGGTTGAATAAATGAAATATCATTTTCTCTTGTGAATACACCTGGAGAGATTATTGTTTCTGCCATGTTTAATGAAGTTTATTTAAATGTCTTTTATAAATATCAGATTATTTTGCAAACCTTTCTTTTAAAATGTAGGTAGGTAGCTGTATATAAATAGGAAGGGAGGTTGCAAAAACCTCCCATAGAATAATCCAATATAATTTAAAAAACTATTCTGATTCTGATACAAATTCTTCTGTATCTAGATTAATCGTTCCTTTGCCGTATTTGTCTTCTAGTACTTTTACTAGATCAGCTTCTTTTTGACGAGTTTCGTCAAGATAACTTACTACGTTTTTACGTCTTTGTTCTAAATCTAGTTTTGCTAACTCTAACTGTCCAAATTCGGTTTGAACGGCCGTCATACGGTCTTGAATTTCTTTAATTTGTGTAACTTCCTCTTGGGTTAATTTTTTATTTG